GTAAAACAAGATTTAATATTAACTATACAAATACTTTATCGAACACACAATTATCTATTAGAATCTTTTCTTCTCAGAGATTATTAATATATAATCCTTCTATGAAAAGAATGACAAAGAATTATACAGGGGTGTAGTTTATGGCTTTACGAAATACATTGAAATCATCGATTAATATAACATTGAAAGATGGTTCTGTTGTTACATTTAAAGCAAGAGAAATAAAAAACGACCTCATTCCAGAGGATATTTTCAATCAGGAAATAGTAGGTTCGATCTTGATTGACTTGGAGAAGAGTCTTGATAACAATCAACAAGATTCTTCGATCGATTACGATAATTCATCTGCTCCTTCAGAGACAGTCGATTTGACAACCTCGGGGAGTGAAAAACCGGTTAAAAAGTCGGTTAAGAAACTGTCTCTGTAAACATTAAGTAAGGAGTGTTATTATGTCATTACTGTCACCTGGTGTAAAATGGTCAGAGGTAGACTTTTCGACTTATGCAGCACAGCTGGCGACATCTGTATTTGCAGTAGTTGGAGAATCTGAAAAAGGTGAAGTTGGTGTTCCGATTGAAATAGCCGGAGCCACTGAAATGCTTGCCAAAATAGGTAAACCTAATCCAAACTTCACTGATAAAGCTGTTTATGCTTTAGACCAGTATTTTAAATTCGGGAGTAGAGCATTCTTTATAAGAATAGCTCGTGCAAATGCTGTAGCAGCAGAATCACCGACAATTCAAAATGCTGGAGGCACTGAAGATCTTTTCAGAATCAAAGCCAACTCTGTTGGAACATGGGGTAATGACTATGCTATTTCAATAGCAAATGTTCAAGCCAACAACGAGTTCGATCTTGTAGTAGAGGTTCTTGATCCCACGACAGGTCAGTACTCAGAAATTGAACGTTTTGACGCTGTTACTCTTGATTCTTCTGCAGAACGTGAGATAGAGAATATTGTCAATGATGGTATTGATGGAACGCTTCAATCTCAGTATGTTGTTTTAGATCTTATCTATGACTGGTCGGACGGGCCTGTTTCCCCAGCAGAAGGTAGATATGTTCTCGGCGACACATCTGAAGGTGGTATTGCAGGCTCTCACGGAACAGGAAATCTTGTTGACTCTGATTATGTTGGTAATAGAACTCTAGGTACTGGAATTTATGCTATCCAAGACTCTGATACATATGATATCAATGTTCTTGCAGCCCCCGGTGCACCGGATCCTTCTGGTAATGTTGCCAATGCTATTAAAGAAATATGTGAAGTTATTCGACAGGATTGTTTTGGTATAGTTGATCCTCCAGAAGAGCTCTCTATTCCTTATAATAGTCCCAATGTTATAACCAATATAAAAAATTGGAGAACGAACACCCTTAGTGGTGGAGGCTATAATTCATCTTATACTTCAATCTTCTGGCCGTGGGCTCAGGTCTATGATTCTTATAATAAAAGAAAAGTATGGCTTCCGCCATCAGGTTTTGTTGCACAGAGAATAGCATACACAGATTTTCTTGCAGATCCGTGGTTTTCTCCAGCCGGTCTTAGTCGTGGTATTCTTCCAGATGTTCTTAAAATAGGATTTGTAACAAATCAGGGTCAGCGCGATATTCTTTACGATCGTTTTGTCAATATCAACTGTATCAAGAAAGAACCAGGCGAAGGATTCGTTATCTGGGGTAATAGAACAAATCAAGTAAAACCATCTGCTCGTGATCAGATCACAGTTCGCAGAATGTTGCTTTATCTCCAGAAAACAATAGCAACATCAGTGAAATATCTGGTGTTTGAACCAAATGATCCTACAATGTGGAATACATTCAAAGCACTTGTTAATCCTGTGTTCGAGCGTGTTAAGGATGGTCGTGGCATAGAAGAATATGCCATTATCATGGATGGTACAACAAATAACGCATTGCGTCGCTCCAGAAAAGAAGCTTATGGGATATTTAAAATTATTCCAACAAATACAGCAGAAAAGATCCTTATGGATTTTGCATTATTTAATTCTGGGGCCAGGTTTTCTTAATATTATTTTCTATACTTAGAATTCGGAGGTAATTATGCCTATAAGAGATTTAACAGCTGCTCATATTGCCGCACAAGGCGGAGCCTTTGAGCCGCAGCGAGGTAATAATGGACTTCTACGAATCGTAGGAGTTCCAGGTAACATGGTTGGACCCAGTAAAGGTGAAGATATTCTTACGCTTTCTCTTAATGGGTTTGGTTTACCCACTGTTTCAGTGGAAGCACTTGAAACATCATTCCTTAATGAAAAGAGGAAGATTGCTGGTACAGCTAATTTCGAAGATATTGAAGTTACTTATAAGGATTTCGTCGACATTGGTACAGCTCATATTTGTAAATTATGGCACGAGCAGGTTTACAGTCCTTACACAGGAAAAATAGGTCTTGCTCGGAATTACAAGAAAAGTGGTACGATTGAGTTATTTGCTCCAGATGGTTCTCATCTTCGTTACTATTTTTTACAGGGGCTTTGGCCTACATCCTTTACTCCAGGTACTATTGATATGACGTCGGCTGAGCCAATCATGATAACAATGACTCTCTCAATCGACAAAGCATTCGCAGCACCTGATATTGGGATTGCAAGCCTACTTCCTCAGGTATCAGGATAATTTTAATATTCCGCTATTTTTTAGCGGAATATTTTTTACAAACACATACTGTGTATAGGAGTTTTAAATGTCAGAATTTCAAGTTACTCTTCCTTCGAGAGGTCTTCTTTATTTAAAAGAAGACAAAGAATCTTCAATTTTACCAGGCGGTGTTGTTTCACTCAAATCAATGACAGCACGTGAACAAGGTATTCTTTACAACCCTGGTGGAGATCCTACATCAAAATTTGACCAGATTTTAACAAACTGTCTAATTAATTCACCACAAGCAGCATCTAAGTATCTGATTACAGATCGTCTTTATATGATGCTTATATTAAGAACACGGTCACTTGGTGGTGTTTATAAAGTACCTATGCGTTGTTCTTCTTGCAGAACTCAATATCGGCACGAAGTCGATCTTGCTAATGACCTTAAGATGTCTGTGTACGAAGATCCGATGTCATTCAAAGAAGATTCTCCTAATATTAAAGCTATTGGTAATATGTTCAAAGAACCTTTTGTCTTCAGATTACCTGAAGCAGATAAGGAAATAGAGTACAGGCTTCTTCGTGGAGAAGATGAGAAGGTAATAGCTACTCAAGCTAAACGGATTCTGATGCAATCAACAGACCAGACAGATCCGTCTCATATTTTACGTCTTTCTCTTATGATACAAAAAGTTGATGGTGTTGAGTTGAATTCTGCAGAAAAACTCATGTTCATTCAAGATCTTGATTTTGGAGATATATCTAAGTTTGATCGTGATGTTGAAGACCATGAATCTGGACTCGATCTGACTATCTTATGTGAATGCCGTTCCTGTGGATACACAGAGGAGGTGGGAATGCCTTTCACGGCTGAGTTTTTTCGTCCAAGCAGATAAAGATTCATCAGGAAAAACAGCAACTCAAGCAGATATAGACGAAGAGATATTTTATTTAACGAACGAAGGAGGCTTTAGCCCAGAATTTGTTGAATCTCTTCCAATAGAACGCAGAATCTGGTATGTAAAAAAGCTATCAGACAAAATAAAAGAGCATAATAAAGCTCAAGAACGTGCAGCAAGAAAAGGTATACCAGTAGGCGGATTTAATAGAGGACGCCGTTAATATTTTTAGGAGTCGTAGTGATAAGTCAGTCAAATGTTGGATTTGTATTATCTTTTGTAGATGATTCATCTCCTACGCTTCAGCGTGTAACAAGAGCATATGATGCTATGCTTAAGGCTATGACTTCCGCTCAACGGAAGGCTGCTGATACTGCTTCATTTAATCGCGGTATGACTAAAATGGCAAGAGCTCTCGAAGTAGTATCTGAGGCTGGGAATGCTGCTATAGGCGGAATAGCCGGACTAGTGGGAGCTTCTGCTGGTAAATCCTCAATGAATATTAATATTCGCGGGTTCCCGAAATTGATTCCTATGGCCAAAGGAGGGGTTGTTACAAGACCGACCCCTATTCTTGCTGGTGAGGCTGGTGCTGAAGCTATTGTTCCTCTTAAAGAACTCAAAAACTTATTAGGTGCATTTGTTAATCCAGTTATGATGTCTGTTACCGATCTTAAAGACCGTGCATGGATGTCTATGCAGGTGGCTTTTGACAAATTTAAAAACATTAGAAAGTTTTGGATTGAGTCTTTCGGTAAGTCAGCCCCCAAAAATTGGAAACAGATTAATACAGAATCTAAAGGTGTTGCTGAAAATATTGAGGATATGACAGAAGATGTTAAAGATATAAAAGTCTTGACAGCTAATAGTAATATTTTTGATTCTTTTAAACAAATTCGTGGCATTTCAGATGCAGAGGAAGGCACTAAAGGGTTTCTTGAAGAAACCCTGAAATTAACAAAAGCCCGTGGTTTGACATATGCACAGGTTAAAGAAGAAAGAGAGGAAATAAGAGCATCCTTTAAAGGAACAGCAGCAGACATTAACAGTTTAACATCTGCATATATGACCCTGATTGGTCAAGGTCAGCGAATTGAACCACTTACAAGAGAATTAGCTTTGTTTGCTGGTACTATGCAAGAACTTACAGGCAACGAGGGGCTTACCACAGGAATCTCTGATCTTTCGTTTTATTTCGAGATGACCAATGAAGGTATAATGGATCTTTATTCCTCTCTGGAAAAAACAATGACAGAGTTACCAGATTTTTGGGTAACTTTTAATGATGTTCAGGAAACATTAAGTGGTGTAATCCCACAACTTGGTGTCTTAAAAGATAAGATGTCTTCTTCTGAACAGGTTACTTTTACTAAATCTATGATGGCTATGACTACAGGTCTTATTAACGCAGGTGTTGCTACAGACCAAGTTAATAGTTTTGTCGGTCAATTAATTCAATCTGTTTCTGATCCAGAACTTAAAAGACAATTCACGGCTGCAG